GGGGGAGGTGTGGCATACTCATACAACACAGGAACATTTAGGAAAAACACCAAAGAGTGATCCGGTCCAGTCTGGAAATAAAAATCCGTTTTTTCATGCTCAGAGTCAGCAACTTCCGATTGAAAGTTAACAAACGATACTCCCAAAGTGTCAGTGGTTGTAGCAACATTGGTCAATCCTTGTGTACGCGAAATTGGTGCAGTATCTAACATAGTATAAATACTGTACATAGGACAATTGACACTAACACCTGTATTAGTTTTTTGATTCATTAATGACAGACCATAGTTACTCAATGAACGTTGAGCCATTTCTTTAGCTATCTTACTTCTACTCTGATCCATATTATACACATTGGCTGGATTAGAAGGACTATATGCTGCTGACGATAGTAAATTTCTACATCGCTTCACTTCGATAGATTTATATCTTATACTGTCACAATTAACTTTCCAAGTAATAGATCCTCGTTCTCCCAAAAAACATGATGAAATCAGGTGATATGGCGTTGTTGTAACAAAATTGAATGGTTGAGTTGTTGCTGCAACAGGTGCAGTGGCTTGATGTATACCTAAAGTATCAAATCCCCTATAGAGTGGTCTCCTATTTAAAAACATAGAAACATATTCAGAATTAGTTGCTACGACAACATCATTCATAGAATAACTAAAATTACATCGTTGTAGCATCTCCCGAAAAGATATTATTGACTCACCCATATACACAAAATTTACATTAGGATCAACACTAGAAGGTGCTCCCATAACAATCTCTTGAGCATCATCAAAATCACTTTGTACATTATAAAAATTGAGATCATTACTAATTTGTTTAGGTGCTGCAAATTCGATATTCTCTGCAGCTCTTACAAAAACCAATACACATATATCAGCTGAAGATACTGATAAAATTTATTCATTCATTACTCTGACTGTTAAAATACCATTAACACTATCACTAGTATCAGGAGGTAGAGCCAAAGTATCATAATAAGTAGCACTCAAACTATCAGGAACGTTTAAATATGACGTTCTTTGCATGTAAGGCACTCTCAAACTCACAGTAGTACTTTC